AATATAACACAAGAGCAGAGTAAATAAAATGAGTAAAGTTCATTCATTCCTAATATTCCTTATTTTTTATTTTGCAACTCTTTTGCTAATTCGCAGTAATGAATTATCTTATTCCACTTCTCATCAAGGTGTTCTCCATCTTTTTTTCGAAGTGCGTATTTTATAATATTACCTTGTATGAAATCAAGTTTATTTGCGACTATAAACTCAATAGGTTGGATTTTATATTCCTTGTAGTGCTTCCCACCTATTTGCTTGTCAGTAGCCTTTAAAGTCGTTCTCTGTGGCCTTAACCTAGACAATTTTACCTATCCAATCGCCTTTTTTATTAATAACCATAGGAAGTAGTCTAGGTATTCCATTAAGTATAATTCCACAACCTAGAATAAACCTTGTCTTAAAGTTCTTAGCATAGTTAAAAGCCATAGACTTTTGATTAATTAAACAACCAACATTCATACCAAAGAATAGATTGTCAGGATTTGCCCAATAGCTTATTACAAATTTAGTATGATAATGGCCTTGAACTGCTGACATACCCATAGCTTGACTTACCTTTAATACATCTGCACTTCTTCCATGTGTAAAAAAACATCTTTGGCCATTAGACATTGTAAGAGTTAAATCATCTATCCACTTCCATTTTCTAGTACCTAAAAAATCTCCATAAGGTTTTAGGAATTGTTTAGACATTCCATATTTTAATGCTCGTCTATAAACTAGGCTTGAATGGTTACTATCAACTTCTGTAACTTCTGGGAATATTGCTTCTAATTGTTGTATGTATTCTTTGGCCTTATCTAGTTCATGTCCAGCAGAATATAAATCTGGGTTATGTTCGTGCATAGATATAGCATGAAAGTCTAACAGATCGCCAATGTTAATTATTCTATCTGGTTTAAATTCTTTTTTGATTTCTTTTAAAAATGTTATTGAATCCTTATGTTGATAAGGTAGGTGCATATCAGAAATAACAAGTATTTTTTTATTGTTCATACAAGCATAACTTGTACCTTATTTAGATAATAATGTAAATATTACATAGCCCATAGCACTTATAAGTGAGCCAGTAGAAATTAGTAAAATTTTTTCTAATCGTTTTACTCTTTCTTCTATTGAGTGGATTTTATTGTGAGTTAGTTTTTGCATTATACGACAAAGTTTTTCGTGTGATTCTATTTTTTGTAATGCGTTTAACTTAGCCATTATTTTTTTTTCTTTCTTCTTAAATCAAGATCATGTTTTCTACTACCTCGTAAAAAACTATTTACTCTACCCATAGACCAAGAAGCCATAGAAGTCTTTGGTCTGCTTCCACTTCCTAAAAATGCACCCTGACCTCTACGATATACTTTCTTTAATTGTCCAAGTGTGATGTTTTTTCTATTTTTTGCTTTTGCTCTAAGTGTTGAGATAACTTGTGCAGATAGTGGTTTTCTTCTTATAGCCATTATTTATACCTCGCTTTAAACATTGATTTTGGTATTCTTTGACCTTTTTTATAAGCATCTGACATAGCTTTAATAAGACTTGCTCTAGCTGATCTTTTACCACCTTTAAGACCTGATAAATACTTTTTAGGAATTTTAGTTTTTTTATCCTTTGAAACTCTACGTATTTTCATTTTCCCACACTTTTCATAGCTTTAGTATGTGCAGAAGAAAAAGTAGCACCTTTTTTCATAGCATTAGCCATAGATCGCATATGTTTTAACGAGTGATGTCGAGCATGACTTTTCATAGTCTTTTGCTGTCTAGGTTTTAAACCTTTAATGATTCCTGTGATTGATGCTACTTTTACCATTTACTTCTTCTTATTCTTTTTTTTTTTCTTTTTCTTCTTCTTAGGTTTCATACTATATCCATAAGCCATGTTATTTTCTCACTTTCTTTTTTTTCTTTTGTTTCTTCATAATTGCTTTTTGTAAAGCCATTGGTAGTTTTTTTTGTTTTTTAGTTAGCATATTATCTCCTAGTTTTGTAATTTACCACCAGACCATTTTGCTTCTGGTAATCCATTAGTATATGATTTGCCATCAAATGTTAAGACTTGTTTTCTATTAGAACCATCTTTATACGATACATGAATCCACCCACTATTCGCTTCGCCTGTCCAATACTCTAAAATTAATTGATCAAAGTCACAATGGTTTTCAATCCATAAAGCTACTTCTAAATTACTAACACCAGCTATTTCAAAATCAGCCGCCGCCGAACCATTAGCACAAGTATGTTGTGAATTTTCTGAACTACCAATAGCTAGACAAAGTTTTTTACTACGATAGCCACTTGTTATTGTAACTGGTTTATCAAACTTAACTCTTACTGGCTCTAGTATCTCATAACAAAGATCGCCTAGACTTTTAATCTCTCCACTACCAGCTTTATTAGTTATACCTTTTCTAGTAGCAGTTTGAGATTTCTCAAATTCTTCTAATGTAAAATGTTTTGATAGTTGCATAGTTTTAAACCATAGTTAAGCAAGTGAGTAAATGGTGTGTAAATACCCACTTGCACTTTTTATATATCAGTTTTTTTTTATAATATCAATTCTGTTAAAGAACTATTTGAACCTATTGTGCCTTTATAAAAAGTATTAAATGCTAAACTTATTCTAGTATTTGTACCATGCTTTGTATCTACTTGATGTTTTGTTGAAGATGGAAACATTATTAATTCTCCGCTTTCAACAGAAAACCACCATGTATCAGAGTTCCATATATTAAAATTTTTTATTTCAGGTTTTATTTGTTCATAACCTTTAGGATTTGTAAATTTAATAGAATCATTTTTTTTATTACAATTAAAATAAAAAACACCAGATACTACTGAATTTGCGTGTTCGTGAGAATGATGAAACTCATCTTTATTAGTATAGTTTAACCAAGATTGAGTTATATAAAGTTTAACATTATTTTTAGGAGATATAATTTTTTTTAAATAATCATCACAACATTGCTGTATAAAGTTTTTTATATTTTTTAATTCTGGTTTGTTTAATATATAATTATTAATAGTATTAACATTGCCAACATTTTTAACACAGTAATTTTTTTCATTTTTTATAAACTCTAATTCTTTTTTGTTAAATATTCTTCCTATGTTATTTTGATAAATTGGTGTTGGAAATAAATTTTGTATTGTTGAATTTTTCATAAATTATTTTATATTTGTATATTTATATAATTATCTCCATCTCCTATTTTACCAATAGGTAAAAAATTAAAAGCTAGTGAATGTCTTACAATGTTAGAATTATTTTTTAATATTTTATGATGTACTTCACTAGGAAATAGAATCATAAGTCCATCTGTAGGTTTAAACTGATACTCTAAACAATTATGTATATTATATTTTTCAACATTTAAGTTAAATCTACGATTACTAAAATCTTCAAAACTTATATTTCCAGAATTGTCATCTGTTTGTAAATATAATATTCCACTAATCATTGAATTATTATGATTATGATAGTTTGAACTTTGACTTGTTTTAGTTTTTGTAAACCAAGATGTTGTTATTTTAAACTCATTGTCATATTTCATTACATTATGAGCAAAATTATAAAATTCTTTCATTATTTGTTTCTTTAAAGAACTAAATTTATTTTGTTCTAACACAGACATTGAGATTGAAGATGAACATATATTCTCAATATCTACTGATGTTTTTGAACCAGCTTTTTCAAAATCATTATTCATCATGGATACAATTTTTTTAGTATCAATATCTAGTTTTTTTATATAAAAAACTTTAGAAAATAAAGGTATAATATCGTAATTCATTCACACCATTTTTATTTAATATTTATTCAATTAAATCCCAGCTTACTGTTGATTCATTCCATGAATATGTTTTATCATCATCTGGTTTTAACAAAGGTGCTTCCCAAACACAAGTTGTTTCATTTAAAATCCAACTATTAAATGGTTTTGGTGCAATAAAAGCATCTTTTGATTCATCATAAGTATAACCAATGCAACCATAATTTTTTCTAAATGGTGTTCCACCTAATTTATGTATCCCAGCTAATGTATTATAAGAAGTCTGTTTCCAAACATCACTTGTTCCATAAAGATTATTTAAAAAATTTACACCAGCTTCTTCATTTGTTGCAATATCATTTGATACTATTTCAATTTTTTCAACTAAATTTTCTGTTCCTATTTTACAAAAATGAGCCATAATTTTTTAAGCAGTATAAGTGCCACTCCCTGTAAATGTTAAAATTGTATTATCTCCAGATGTTGTAACAGTAGGAGAACCACTTTGTGTTCCTGTATAAGATGCTGTTGGCATCTTTAAAATTACAACACCAGAACCACCATTTCCTCCATTTGAATTAGGTTGTCTTTCACTACCACCTCCTCCACCACCAGTATTAGCAGTTCCATTAGCACCTTGACCATTTGAACCAGCACCTCCACCTCCTGAGCCACCTGAACCAGATGGAGTGCCATTAAATAATGAACCACCTCCACCTCCAGCATAATTAACTGAAGAACCTGTTATTGAGTTTGAAGTTCCATTACCTCCATTACCTCCGGAGCCACTACTTCCATTTCCACCTGTAGCACCAGCTCCACCACCACCACCAGCACCATAGTTAGCAGAACCACCACTTCCAT